AATAATAAAAAGGTTAAATCTTCACCTTTTAGAATGTACCCCTAAAGGTTATGCCCATATTTCTGACTTATAACTCACAAAATATTGAGTAATAACTGGTTGCAAATACAGTTATTGTATAAGTTTAAAATCAATTAATATTTCCAATAATATTACTACACTTGGAGCAGGAGTTTTTTTAAATTGTGTAAATCTTACTTCAATAACAATACCAAGTAAAGTCATGCAATTCGGGACTTATTATACGCCAAATGGGGTAGAATGTAAATGTTTTTATGGATGTACAGCATTAAAAGAAGTGCATATAAAAAATCCAAATCCACCTGCTATTTTAGAAGATACCTTTTCAGTATATGCTGATGCTACTTTATATGTTCCAATAGGTAGTAAGGAAGCATATCAAAATCACTCTATATGGGGAAAGTTCGGAACTATTATTGAAGAATAAATGAAATAGAAAGACAGCATTTGAAACAATTCATTTGCTGTCTTTTTTATAATGGAAATACAGAAAAAGATTGATAGAAAAAGATTAAATCATTATCTCTTTTTACAGTATTATACTGTAAAAAGAGATTATTAATATATTGAATAACTTATCTTGTTTTACATGAGTTGATGTAAACCAATATGTAAACCGAAAAAGAAAGCAGACTTTTCATAGATATAAAAAGATAACTGTAAAATTCGCTTGCTCAGCAGGTTGCCTTTGAAAGTCGAGCCGTAGGCGAGGCTTTTAAAGGTCTTGAGAGACAACACTTTTAATGTTGGGGTCTTGGGTTCGAACCCCAAGCGAATCACAGCAAGGGATTACAGAAATGTAACCCCTTTTTTCTTATTATCAGCATATTATGTAATTATCAATGATTTATACGAACAAACGCGGTTCTATATTTGTTTCATTTTAGTTCACTATATTTCATTGTATTTCATGAAATGTGCAACAAATGTGATACCCTTGTGTGATACCAAATCTTTTAAATTATGAAGTACCCAACAGTAAGATTTGTGTTTGACCGGAAACACACAGCAAGCAAGACAACAAAAGGAACCGTTCAGATAGAAATATTATTTGAACGGAAAAGGAAATGGATTAGTACAGGCGTTAGGCTATATTCCGACCAATGGAGTGAAAAAAACAAAGTCAAGAATACAGTTCAGTCCATAGATCTGAACGAAAGACTCGATGCACAGATACAGAATATAAACGAATTTATCAACTCCCTTATAAAGAATAAGGAGCCCTTTAACTTTGAAAAGCTGGAGCATTTCCTAAAGTATTCACAGCAGAAAGAGAGTTTTCTTGACTTCATAAAGCGCCGGGTAAGCGAAAGAACAGATTTAAGAAAGGGGACTTTAAATACCCATGCCACATTAATTAACTCTCTAGAAGAATTTGGTAGAATCGTTTATTTTTCCGACATAACAACGGCCAACATAATGTATTATGACGATTTCCTACATAAGAAATATAATAAACAGACAACCGTTCATGGCTATCATAAACGCTTGAAAAGATATATAAATGAAGCTATTAAATATGAGTTGTTAAAAGACAACCCATATAATAGGCTCAAATTTGACCGCGGAAAAAGCGAAGGAATAAAATACCTTACCATAGACCAAATAAAGCAAATACAGAACTTAGAAATAACATCAGAAAGCATTAGTAAGGTTAGAGACTTATTCGTCTTCCAATGCTTCACCGGTCTGTCTTATGCAGATTTGTCCAAATTCGATTTCTGCGGAGTAATCAAAAAAGGAAGCAAATTTTTTATTAGAGATATTAGAATAAAAACAGAAGAAGAATACTTTCTTATGCTCCTAAAACCCGCAATGGAAATATTGAGAAAATACGACTTCAAGCTACCGATAATAAGCAATTACCAATATAATTTAAGGTTGAAAGTCGTTCAGGAAATTGCAAGGATAAAGCAAAGCCTTCATTCCCACATGGCAAGACACAGTTTTGCGGTAATGGCTCTGAATATGGGCGTATCAATCGAAAACCTTGCCAAAATGATGGGACATACAGATATAAAGACAACCCAGATATACGCGAAGGTGCTAAACAAGTCCGTGCAGGAAGAATTTGAAAAGATGGATAGCAAGTTATAACCCAAACAACCCAGTGGGTTAAATTCAACCCAAAACAAGTGAAAAGACCCACTGGGTTATAACATCATTCTTGCCTTTCAATAAACTCTTTTAATCTGTACAGTCTGTCAATTGACGGGTTATAAAACGGGTCAGGAAAATGCTGGTTTATATCGTGTATATTCGCCTGTATGTATTTCTTTACGTCGAATATATTCTCCGATTCGCTTAACTCTATTTGAGTGGGCAGTTGAGCCGTTAAAGCCCAATGAACAATAGCCTTTACACTATCTTCGTCGTATGCGTATTTACTTTCTTGTGCCATAAAATATTTATGTATATATAAAATCAGGTGCAAATCTATTTAAACCCGTTGAAATATCCCATTATTTTATCCGATAATTCACGCAGCCCGCAGCATATATACGTTTCGGTCATCGTTACACTGGAGTGCCCTAACATTCGGCTGATAGAATACAAGTCCGCACCTCTTAAATATAAGTTGGTTGCGCAAGACTTCCGGGCGGAATGCGAAGAAATAAATTCCCACTTTTCACCGGTTATATATTCGCCCGCCTGGTACAGTTTTATACGCTTGTTTATCCCGCATCGCCGGCATATACTTCTTATTGTGTCGTTAAAGGTTACATCCGAAACCTTTCGTTCATTGATACCGTATTCCCGGTTTTCTTTCAATATCCGGAGCACAGCAGGAGCCGCCGGTATCTCCGCTTTAATCTTGGTTTTCCGTGAAACATATATCAGTCTTCCGTCTACTATGTTGTCCTCTGTAAATTCTATATAATCCGAATGCCTGGCGCCTGTAAGGCAACCGAGCAAAAAGCAGTTTTTTACAGCGCGTTCCGTTTCATTAATCGGATTATACGCCAATAACGTTTTTATCTCGTCATCCGTTAGCCACGTACTTTGCGTAGCGTCCTTTTTTAAGGTCAATATAGCCTCAAAACCTTTTGGAAAAGAATACATATCGCTGTACAGGTTAAGAATGGATTTAAGCATAGCGCAATAGGTTTTAGCGCTATTGGTGGCTACTCTTTCATTAAGAGCCTGAACAAAGTTGTACAACCTCGGTTTTGTTATGCTGTCGAATGTACATTCCACTTCGTTAACCTCTTCATACACCCGCAACACCTTTCCGTATTGCGGGTATTTCTTCAAAAACACTTCCTTTAAAGTCTCCATATTATTCACCTGATTTATTATCTTTTGTTTTTCCTATCGCCATGGCAATTCCTATTAAAACAGATGTAATAACCAGCGCCGGGCTGATGTTCCATAATATTACTACCAGAACAATTGCCCAAAGAATAAAACCTAAATACATATTATTTCCTCCTTATATTAAATTCGTTTTGGCTATAAATTTATTCAAATACCACATTCAAACCAAAACCGGCAAAGTGATTTTCTATGCACCCCGATATAAATTCCACAGCATCAGGGTAACGGCTGTTATTGCAACAACCGAAAGCTCCGAAAGAGCCGCAATAACGCCCTTTATTGAAACTATCCTTTGCTATGGTTGCTATTACCTTGTCATCTATTTGCAGGGCTGTTTTTTCGCCCTGCTGGTTTACTGTTACTATAATTGTTTGCATGATTGTTTTATTTTATCAGTTATTATCTTAGCTCGCGGAAAGAAACCATTTCAAAATCACTATTAATAACCTCTATTTGTACAGGCTTTACAAAGCGGTTTAACTCCTTGCGAATATCTTTCATTTGTTCAAATGATACGGTTACAATGTTCCCGGCAACTAACAAGTTGCGTAAAATGTTGTCTAATTCTTTACGTTTCATTGTCTTTATTTTATTGGTTTATAATAGTTCCCGGCGGCGGTGTTGCTCCGCTTGCTGTCCTCCACGCCGGAATAATTATAGTTATAGTATTCCTAGCTCCTTATGTATGTAAGCAATGAAATTCGATACGTTTTCAATTGTAGGCACCAGATGGGAAAACAAATCATTTTTGCCTTTTGTGTATTCGCACCCGGATTTTATCACATCGTTGGAATACCCGTACAATCCCATTCCGTAATACAAATATCCCGCCTCCATATAATCGCATTCGTTGCCCGTATTCATTTGTGAAATAATCCGTTTTGCATCGTTTATTGCTGTAGTATCCATATCCTTAAAATTTATCCGATTCATCATTTATAAAATCCTTTATTCTCTCTATATCGGTGCCGCTGATAAACAACACAGCACCGAATAACAATAACATAATACCTAACATACATTTATACGAACTGGTCTAACTCTTTTTCAAGCTCCGCCCGGTCGATTTCCGGGAACAGTTCTAAAACCAGATTCAAGGCCCCGCAATAGTCGCACCCGTATTCCTCTGTATCCATCAACCGCAACACCATTGTACACGGAATACTTTTGATACTATCAAATTCCGGATTGTATATTTTTGTATTAAGTAATTCTCGCTCATTTATAACAATATCGTTAGCCTTCATATTCTTTTCCTCCATCAATTAATTAATAAATAACATACGCTATATGAACCGCTTTTTTTGCCGATACATTAGGATACACCCGTTTAATGTAGTCGTAGTTCTTTGTGATAATTTCGCTTGCCTCCTGCTTGTTGTGTCCAACACTCGCAGCCACTTCAATTAACTTTTCCAATGAATGAAATTCTTTTGCTTTCATAATGCTATAGTTTAAATTGTTAATGATTCAACCTTATAGCGCGTACACATAAACCAATACAACACGATAACAGAAGCCTAACACAATAAGACTAAAAACGTATTTGTATCAAGTATATAAATAAATGGAAGAATATTTGCAGGTGAGAAATTAAAGAAGTACTTTTGCCTCCGCTTGGGGGGGGGTACTTCTTTAAGTATTCCCAACCTACGAGGGTCTTAACATTGCCGTGTTAAGGCTCTCTTTTTTATTCCAACACTTAATAACACGCCTGTAAGAACAAGAACCTTATATCTATCTCTTTCTTACATTACAAAGATACGAATTATTTTGTAAACAGCAAAGAATATTGCAAAATATTTTCATAAAATAATCATATTATAAAACACACAATAAATATAATACAATACACTATATATCAAATATTTATAACATAAAATACAACCACGAGAATATGTAAATATATAATACCACAACAAGCATAATAAACACTTTAAATGCAATAGAAATAATCTATATTAATAATATAATATATAGACAACGTGAATAAGCATAGGACGCTAACGAAGTACAATGATTAATAGATATTATCTATAACACAGGCATGTAATATTGATTTTATTTATTAATAGTATTGGGTGTCTTTGGCTGCGCCGTGATAGCCTTTACTTTATGTCCAGGACTGGCGAGCAACAACAATGTAAATAAACACAAACTTTATATTATATGTATAATGCAAACCGCAAACCGCTATTATACAACAAAATACATTGCAAACACCCTGCAAAGAGCCACCCCCACCCCTTTATTTTTGTAAGGAAATCGGCGTAGTCACCTCGCCTAAAAATTTTTTATTTTCTCCATTTTCTACCAATTTGTAATGATATTTTACAACAAGTCAACCATTGTATTTTTACATTTTTGCACTATATGGATGATTATTGGGTAATTTTCTATGTTTTAACGCATATTAATTAGAAAATTTACTTGTTTTATAATCAGATAGTTGTATATTTGCATAATGAAGATAAAGAACATAGATATATGTATTTAGCCTTTACAGATAAAAGAAAAAAGGTTATTTTCATAAAATGCGCCTATAGGAGCATGCGTTATGTTCTTTTAAACACAAAATGAGCGACTTACAATGAATAGAAGGGAATTAAAGGATTATGTGCTCGGTCTGCTGTCGCAACATTGCGACGAATACGCCTCTACATTTAGGGATATATCTTTGGTTACAAGCAATCCGGAACGTACAGACAGATACGGCAGGCGTCTTGAAGGATTGTTCCGGGAGGGGTATGGTGTTGTAACGAAAGACATTGCCGATTACCGTGTTCCGTTGTATGTTTTTACGGGAAAGATATACGAGTACATGGACTACAATGTGCTCTATGATGCCGTAGACAGGTGGCTTGAGAAAATGGGTGTTGCCGCCCGTGACCGAACTAATAAGATTATGTATTCTTACATGAACCGGATAATCAATGTCATTAGAGACCATGAGCTGCAACCCGACCTTAGCATTATGTGCTTTACTAATTGCGTGGTTGACATGAATACTTTAAAGACTTACCCACACTCTCCGAAGTTTGACTGCGTAAAGATGTATCCGTTTAAGTATGACCGCAAGGAGATTTTTAATTGTCCTACCTGGAGAAGCTTTCTTGGAGAAAGCTGGATACCTACGGAAGAGCTGGATGGCGTATTGCCGGAAAAGCACAAGCGCAGGATATTGCAGATGTTCCTCGGTGCTTGCCTTGTCAATAGGAAAAATATAAGCTTTGAATATTTCCTTATATTGCAAGGTACTGGTGCAAACGGTAAAAGTGTTATTTACCGGGTTCTAAAGGATATGTTTGGAGAGGATGAAATACTAAACATAAAGATGAGCCAGTTTGCAAGAGGTGGGGATGAGCAGCTGCGTGCCGCCTACTCTATGTCAAGGAAAAGGCTTATGTACTGTACGGAAAGCAACCGGGGTGATTTCAAGGACATGAGCATCATCAAGGCAATATCCAGCGGAGAGCCGATTGCCTGCCGGGGAATAGGCGGGAATATCACAATGATGCAGAGACCTCCTATTATGCTGTGCAACTCCAATTACCGTTGGCAGCCGAAAGATTTCCTGAACCGTGACGATCCTGACGACGAGAGTATGCAGCGCCGCGCCCTGGTGCTGAACTTTGACAAGACAATACCGGTGGAAAAGAGAGACACCATGCTCGCAGAAAGAATGAAAGCGGAACATGCCGGTATAATGGCTTGGATTGTGAAAGGGCTGTGCGAACTTAAAAAGAACAATTGGCGGATGCCTGAGAACTTGGGCGGGAAGATTGATTTGAAACTGGAACGGATACGGTCGAGCGTTACGGGAAAGGATGGGAAACTTGTGGACGGGAGTATTTCGGAATATTTCAAATATAAAGAGTGCCAGCCGGAAGAATTTGAAGGGAGCGGTTCCATAGAGCTGACATCCTCGGATATATACAAGAACTATGAACGGTTTTGTAAAAAGAACGGGGTCATCCCGGTTTCGCAAAGGAAGTTGGGCATTGACATGCTTTCACTCGGATACGTACGGGAAAAACGTGCAGATAAGGGATACAGCAATGTCTATACGCTGTGGTGTGGCAACGAGGATATTGTAAATAACTTCATGAGACACGTTCCCAATATTGCGGAAGAGGCAAAGACAGGGCTGTTTGAAGGCTGGGAATATTCGGACGATGATTTCTTGAATGAAGATTAAAAGATTTACTTAATTAAATATTATAAACTATGGATTTCGGAAAGACGCAAATCGGAAACATGACCTTTGTCAAGTACAAGAAAGGTGATTTGCCTTTTATTAAGGTATCAACAGTAAGCGGAGATTTCTCCGTTGAATATGGGGCGGGAAGCATGATGTTTATGTTGCTGGATAATACTCCTATGGAAGATAAGGTCGACAATCTGCCAATGCTTATAGTGCGCAACGTCCAGTATGTGGCTAACTGCATTGATGTAGGGCTACATGTGGATGTATTAAAGGCAATCGGGAGCGCCCTTGACCGTGCGGATTCTAAGCCTATATCTGACGAAGAAGACGCTAAGATTATTGAAGAGGAAAGGCAGATGTATGAAATGAAAAAAGAAATGGGAAAAGACGAACAAGATAAGAAAGGTAAAAGCCCTGAAAGTGAAGATTAAGAAAGATTTCAAATACATGGTAAAACTGACAGTTAAACTTTAAAATTATAGTTATTATGATTGATGTTAGGGAATTAAGGATTGGTAATGTCTTTAAAACTTCTGATTGTGAAAATTTCAGGGTTGGTGAAATATATAAAAAAGAAGATGGGCTTTACTGCACTGAAAACGACATAGACTGTAACGAGAGTTTCTTATATGGGGTTGTTGAGGATTTACAACCAATTCCTCTTACGGAAGAATTGTTAGTGAAGTGCGGAATGAATGAATGTGACGATGCTTGCTTTGTCCGATATGCTTATCGTAATGGTAAATTCAAAATGAACATTATGATTTGCGGACTAAAGAAATACATTCTATCTATTAATGACATCGAAAATAGATGCCAAATCTGTAATGTAGAGGTGAAATACCTTCATCAGCTTCAAAACATATATTTCGATTTGACCGGGAAAGAACTGGAGGTAAACTTATGAATAAGAAAATGGAGAAAGAAACTGATAAATAAACCATATTAACATTTAGACATTATGAAAAAGTTTGTTATTTTACCAATTATCGCATTTATATTATTGACTATTGGATGCTTTATTGCATTGCCATATTATAATGTTTGGGAACAAGAGATGTCTGGTAAGGCTGAATTTGCTAAAGCAGAACAAAACCGCAAAATAAAAATTGAAGAAGCAAAAGCCAACTTAGAGGCTGAAAAACTAAATGCCCAAGCAGAAATAGAACGAGCTAAAGGGGCAGCAGAAGCTATTAAAATAGAAAATGGGAGCATAACCCCTACATACATCCAATACTTATGGGTACGCCAGCAAGCCAATCTTAATGACAAAACTGTAATATATATACCAACAGAAACAAATCTACCTATTCTTGAAGCCAATAGGAATAAATAGAAATATAATAAAGCCGGGAATTATCCACCGGCTTTCTTTTTAGCGGCAAGATACAAGGAGCAATTATTGCATGAAAGTGGCAGATAGAAATGCACAGTGGTGTCCTCTTCCTTTATTTCGTCCTTTTTGATTTGCGTAATGTCTGCTATCATTTTAGTAAGGTCTATCCATTCCTTGCATCCCTCTTTCCCGTCATATTTCTTACGGGCAGCGATAAGTTTACGAAGTTGGTTTTCTTTTGATAGCTCGGAAGCAATATCTTCCTCACTGATACCATCTACCGATATATCATCCTCTTTCTCGCTCTCTTTTTGCCTGCGTTTAATCTTTCTGCTTGCAGAGGTCAAATAGTCCATGAAGTCTTTATCGTCGGACAAAAGGGTATTCATGTTCTTCTTGTTTATCTCCAGGTTATATACCGGATTGTAAAGACCGGAAATAAGATAGGCGTCCTTGTCTTTCCATCCTAACGCTAAAAGGTCGGCAAAAGCCTTCTCTTTTATACTGATTCCCGCTTTTCTGCATTCAGAACCCAATCCTTTGCTGAATGTTATTTTTTCTTCCTTCCCTCTCAACATATTATTATGATTTTTAATTATACAAACACAAAATAGCAGCAGCATCTTATATGCCACTGGTTCTGATAGTCGGATATGGGATGATAACCAACCATGCTGTCGCAATAAGAGCATGGGTAACTGCTCCCACGGTACGAATAAAAGCCCGTATATCCTTTATCCTTATGTTCAAGCCCCCAAAACAACATCCATGCAGAACCTACGGCGAAGCGGGTAAGGGTATTTAACGAGTTGTAAGCGGAATTAGACTTCCCTACTCCATAACTCACACCATCTGTTTTAATACGTGTGGCAGCAGCCCCGCCATTATAGACCGCCCGTTTAAAATAAGGATTGGTATAAGGTGAATTAAGATAAGACCTTACGCTATCCTTTATTTTATCTTTTCCGATTCCGGCTATCAGACCGGCTGCAATGGCGGCTTCCACTTCATACTGAAATCGGTTGCAATAAATACCGATACGCTCTGATAATGTCTTCCCGTGGTCTTCCCTGTTTATAAAATCTACAATTGCATCTCTTTCCTCCTTTCTGTCATATACAGAAAGAGTTTCCGTGTAATCGTAAATTAACTCACGCAACTTACGGAGTACTTCGCTTACGTCCCGCTTTAAGTTCTCATTTGCAGAGAACCGGAACATTGCAGGCTGAATATCATACTTGAATGATATATCTATAATCTCTTTTGCCGCTTGCACAAGAAGCTCCTCCAAATGACTTTGCATAGATATTTCAGCCTGCAAACGTAATTTTATGAAATCCTTGGCATCCTGTATCTGTTTTTTTGTAGGTTGCTTCATTGCTTGTCATCTCCTGCCGGATTATGTTCAACTTCATTATCTGTGGCAGATATTTGCTGGGATTTCAATTCATAAAGAATGTCAGCCTGCTGTTCTTCCTTCTTTTCTTTCATAATCCTATCCCAGTCACGAGGATTGCTGTACATCTGAATTTGCTCATTTGCGGTCTGCCGGGACAAGAACCCGTTTTGAACAGCAACTGCAAGATTTTGTAGAAGTTCAGATTCATTCAGATGTATATACGGCTTTATCCAGGCATATACATTCAAATTTTGCAAGTCAATAAGATTTTCGGTTTCCACCCCATAGCCATAAGTGAATATCTTCACCATATCGTCAATGAGATGGTTATATTCTTGGGCATCCTTCATGGCATTTTCAAAAGCAGGAGAATAAAGCAGCTTTATGGCTACACCTGGAAGGTCTCCGCTTCTTACTTCCGGTGGAATTACCGCAAAAGACTGCTCATAAATTAACTTGTATAAAGTATCAAGCTGCTTGGTAAAGGCAGTGGAAACATCTTGCTTGTTAAGATAACCGGCTTCATCATCCGGTCCCATTGATATACACTTTATAGTGCCATCAATCCCTCCCTCTATATTAATACTATCTCCCTCTCCTTTGAAATACATAATCGGGAAGGCGTAAGCTGTATTGTTTTGTGACAATTGCGAAAAAGCAAGTTCATATTGCTCTATGCTGTCTTGTGAAGGAGACCAACAAGCGCCGGCTTCATTTCTGTGATAAGCCACAGGGATAAATGTAAAGCCATGTTCCTGATAAGATACAAGTTCGTATCCGCTTAATCCAAACAAGTTCTTTATCACTTGCTTTATTTTGCTGTACGCCCCTTTCCCTTTTCTAAAGCGACGGAGATATTTCTCATCCCAAACTTCAAGCCAGTCTGTAACTGTATTTCCATTATTGTCAAAATCGGAATAGGAACGGGCAAACAATGTAAGCTCCCCTGTAACATTATCGAAATGGGGATATAACGTATCTCCTTTCTCAAAAGAAAGTACTTTCCAATAGAAAATTCCCTTTCGGAGATAACCTACAAATGCTGTGTCCCCCGTTATCTTTACGGATTTTGCCGCTTCATACCATGCTATCTCCATGTCCTTTACAGCCCATCCGGTTCGAAACTTAAAAAATGTATCCTTTACTTTTTCATTTTCGGTATCCCCTTCCAGCTCAAATTGAATGTCGTTTCCACAAAGATGAACCAGGTGTTTGATTGTTATAATCCTCTGAAACGCAAAAGCACATCTGATAACGGACTCTCTAAACCACTCTTTTGTTTCAGGGTCTTGTCTTAATCTGTCCGGATATACCAATGGGTCATTTATAGCATGTCCGGACGGCTCAAATTCCCTCAAAAAATCCATTTGAGTTATTATCTGATATGTCGGATTGTCTAAAGGCTCATTAACGGACAAGCTGCCAGATATAACCCCTACTGCTTGTTTGTATCCATTTGGCAATATTCTCCGAAACGGACGGCGTACCATAATCTGTCGTGTACTTATATTCTCCATAATCCTTTTGGTTTAGTGTGTTGTTTTCTTATATCAAAAATCTGTCTGTAAATCATAGCCTCTATAAAGTCGGGAGAATGGCCGACGTACTTTTTCATCACTTCCTTTTTAATTAAAGAGAAGCCTTTATCTGTGTCTGCATCCCGGATGGCTTTGCGTTCTTTCATCAGGATATTATAAAGTGTCATATCCGAATATCCGTTTCCTGAAAACTTACGCGACAACAAATCGGGGTTAATCGAAATTTCATCATTCTTAATCTTCTTAACGAGAATATCAGCGCATTGTGATTTCAAGGAAGAATAAATATATTTGATTGACTTTTCATCAGCCTTTGCCATCGGAATTGGAGCTGCCATATTATTAAACTTGACCGCGTCTGGGAATTTGCCCTTAAAATCCTGTCCAGGCCCATTCAAGTCAAAAACAAAGTCCTTCTCCAGGACTCCCCATTCACGCAACTTATATGCGACGCACTCTTCCGTCCGCTTGGAGTTATCCCGGCTTACATATACGTCCTCGATATGGTTCCCAATCCAAAACCATAGAACAAGATTGTCTCCGCCTTCATACGCAATATCACATGACACCCTTCTCTTATTATCTCCATATTGGGCGGAGTTGTTGAAGAAACGCTCCATGTGTTCGATTTTAAGAATATCGTCTCCGGCCGCTTTAAAATTCCAATTTCCTTCGAGGTCGCGAGCGCGGGATTCTTCATCCTGCTGGGCAAGATTAGCCGCATAATTTGAGTCAGCCTCAATCAATTTGATATTATCCTCCAAACGTGCCCGTATAAAGACGACTGACTTGACAAACATTGTTTTCTTATTAAATCCCAATTTTTTGTAAGCATCATTCCAAAGAGGGTCTATGATGGATTTACATTGTTCATATACCTCTTCTGGCGTGTCTCCCCAAAATATATTATTGGGAGAATCTCCATCCATAAAACAATATCTTTTCTTTCCATCGCGTTCTGGTATAGGATTCCCATCCTCTCCTATCCACCAATCTATAAAAACGCGCACCCAGCTATCCGGATCCGGATTACAAGTACCCCAAAAACGGTTTTTAATACCATAAGCGTTACGGTTGCAAGTGATAAGGTATTTAAACTTGTCATAAGAACAATGGGTTATTTCGTCTATACCGATATAACAGAACTGTTTACCTTGAAAGCGCTTCTTGAAATCCTCAAAATTATCAGCAAAATAAGAAAACCACAGTTTTCCCGCGTTTTCTCCAAAATTCCAAGTCATATCCGATATAGAACGGTTATAATTTCCAAATTGGGAGTAAATAAGATACGACGTGTTAATCATATCTCTAAGGTCATCTTTCTCGTTACGCAGAAGAACGGCATTAAAACGTGGATTTTTAATGTCTGGCAAGGATTCCATTAATAAAGTAAATGTTTTTGAACCGCCACGATTTCCTCCCATAATAACAATGTCAGCATCGGAAGCTAATGAGTTCTCCTGCCCTCCGGATTGAGCTATAACATTGAAATCATTTTTCAAATTACGCAACCTGTCTATGTATTCATAACTGAATACACCCTCTCCCTTTTTCGTATATACAATCTTGTCGTGTTCCATAAAAAAAAATAAGCCGGCGTATGCAGTATAAATCCGCACACTCCGGCTTGAATCACAGCTCTATGAGTTATATATAATGCAAATATACGATTTATTATAAATTTTCTAATATTTATCATATAAAAATACACATAAAGCATTGTATTTTAGAAAATATACTATATATTTGCAATACTAAATCATGTGATATGATAAAGATAGACGCTAAGCTGGATGAAAAACAGACCAGCGAAAAAGGGAATTTTGTAACATGTCCGGTGTGCGGGCAAAAGTTGACCGATGTAAAAATAATACACGGTAGCGTATTGTTTAGGACTGTATGCCGAAGATGTCGTAATTTTATCAGCGTCAGAATAGAAGAATAGCAATTTTACATATGCAAGCCTAAGAGCTTATTAGTGCACAAAGCACTGATAGGCTCTTTTTTTTATAACACAAACTAAATAACACGATGGAGAAAGAACAAATCTTATCCGAACTGACGACCAGATTAGGACAAACCAGTCTTTCGTCACAGACATTAATGAAGTACATAGAATTGAATCCGGTAGCGGAAGGAATGGAGCCTGATGACGTTTATTATAGCAAGGCAACATCCTTTCTTCAAGGGATGCAGGGACAGTACAACCACGATGTCGCAACACAAGTTGAGAGTTTTAAGAAAAACTACAAACCTCAACAGAGTTCTCCTGACTCAGGAGAAGGAGCAGGAGACAACGTCCTTGCCGACAAGCTAAAGGAAATGGAAAATGAGATTTTGCTTTTGAAGGAAGAGAGGGAGGCGGAGAAAAACGCCGCGTCAATCCATGACTTAAAAGTCCAGTCTATGGACTTGTTGAAATCTCAAATTGAAAACGGGGGCAAAAATATCTGTAACGATGAAATCCTGAATATCGCCATATCAGACGTGAAAATCACCAAAGATATGGAAGTGGAAGAAATTGTCAGTTGCGCCAAACGCAATTATGAAAAAAGATACAAGGCGATTTTCGGAAATGGCGCTTCCCCAAGTATCAACCAATATGCAGAAACCGGAGAAGAACAGGCAAAAAGCCGCCGTGAAGCATTCAAAGACCGGCTAAGAGCGCAAGGGAAACTTCCTCGAAAACAATAAACACATTAAAACAGACAAAGAATGAGACAATTAGGAACTTTCAACACTATCAGTCAATCCCGGTCGGGATTTGGCGGAAATTTTCCTGTTTGGTCAAGAGTAAGAGAATTATATCAGGGTGGTGGTATGATTGATGTCGCCGGAATGGGATTAAAGCCTGGTGATATTATACATGCCGGCACAATGGTAAAATTCAATGGAGCAGGCAAACAGGTAGAGGTAATTACAGCAGATGGAGTGACTGGTGTAAAGGCAGTAGTGACGCTTACTATCACTAAAAAGGCATCCGGAAACGGGGATTTGTCTATTGTGTTAGGCGGGAAAAGCTATTCGGTTGCCGTAACAAGCGCATCAGAAAGTACCCCAGAACTGGTAGCTACCAAAATCGAAGGAGCAAAATCTTCTTTTGCAGAATGGGATGTAAAACGTAGTGGGGCTACTGTGACTTTCACGCAAAAAACCGCTGCCCAACTTTACGCGTACATGTTTATTCCAGGAAATACCGGAGTAACGGGAGATATTGAGGAAACTGTCAAAGGAGTTCCCGCCGGCGGAAAGCTAACCGATGTCAACGGCCTTGTATTTGAAGACGTATGTATCCCTGAAGGCTGTATCCTTGCAACATGCGCAGTTGTACGCGCAGGCAGAATTTATGCAGACAGGGTGTTCGGTGGTGGCATTCCCAAATCGGTAGAAGCACAGCTGCCTATGATTGAATTTGTGCGTGAATCTGACGAATAAAGAAAGGAGAATAATATGTACACAAGAAACAAAGAATTTTACGACATTGTAGGGAAAGGTCTTGCAGCATTGGGATATACTGGGAATAAACCGCTGGAAGCATGGATTAATGACATGTTTGCCGAAAAATACAATGCGGAACAAACGTTCTCCCAAATGGGTTTCCCGTTAAATCCTAATATTCCTCTGAATCCCACATATGAGCAGATAGAAGCAACAGTCCGTGCATACACGCTGGCTACCTATGTGGATATTGACAGTGATGGTGCAACCAAATCTACAGACGGAATTTCCCTGCAAATGGGTGGATTGCCAACCTTCAAGCATGAGATTGTACTGAGCCGCAAAATCCTAAGAGAAAAAATGATGCTGATGGATGCCATTGGCGGTACCACTCCGGAAATTGAGTCTACAATAATGGAGCTTCTGTTTAATGGAGTGGACAGCTTACTTGGTGGTAACTACAATACATTCCTATACCAGCGAAATCAGGTTGTATCCAACAAAGGTAAGCTAATCATTGACGCAGCTAACAACCCGCTTGGCATTGCATTGACTATAGATTTCGGTGTGCCTAAAAAGAATATCAAGGATTCTATCTGGTATAAGAAGCCGGAAAGCGAAGCGGTGCAGGAAGAAGCTTTGGGTACTACAATAGACCCGATAAAAGTCATGAGGCAGGTAAGACGCGATTCCCAAGAAAAGGATTTTGCCCCTGCTGGTCACTGGGAATGCTCCAAGACGACCTTTGAGGATTTGATTAACCTTCCGTATTTCCGCCAAATGTACACAGTTGCGACACGCCCGGATATTTCCGATAAAGGCATGCAGTTGGCATTTGCTAATCTTGTCCCCGATGAAACAATCAAAACTTTCATTGAAACGCGTATCGGTGCTGAAATCAGAATTGTCGATTCAATATCCGTAGTGGAGAAATATGACAAATCTTCCAAAGCTATACAATACAAGAATTTGCAAAGCTTTGAAGAGGGGGTATTGGCGTATGTTCCAAATGAAGACCTGGGTGATGTACAATGCGGACGTCCTATTTTCATGGAAACGCCGGGTGCTCGTACGGCATTGTATGACGGTGGCCGCACTCTGATACGTCAGGTATTCAATGATGAAACCATGACGCAGGTAATCAAATCAGAAGTGACCGGATTGGTTGTTCCTAATAAGGTTCGCTGGTTCTACTACTTGAACATTAAAGGTAAATAACCATGAAGGATTCTCAAAATACAAATACTGGCACTACCATAGAGGAATATCTCCGTGGTTGTGTCGGTTTTGAAGTTACGGACAGTGCTATTTCCACCATACTGATTGACAGGGGGATTGCACCGGGGACGGATGTCAGCACGTTGGAAAAACGCCAGAAAGACTTGTGCCGGGCAGACCTTTATATGTGGTGCGCAAGTACACCGAGCGTAACTGGAAGCGTAGAGGATGCCAATGGTGTATGGAAGCACAAGGAGGGTGGTACACAAAGCTCTGCCTATGACAAACGTAACCTTCGGCAAATGGCAAATGACATATACGCATTGTATGGAGAGAACGTCCGTAAATCATCTGTCGGAATTGTCAACTTGGGTATGAACATGAATAAAAGGTATCCGCTATGAAAGTAAATAATCCACGTTTTCCGCATACATGCAAAGTGTATCGTATTTCCGGAGAAACATCTTTTGACGAAGGAAACGAGACCGTATTGTATGTAGGGAAATGCAACAAGTACGGAAGCACAAGCCTTAGGACATTTACAAAAAGTAATGTCATAAAGAGTGATTATGCAATAGACATTCCTGGACTTGTGAAGGGTATCATTGCGGGAGACCTTGTGGATGTTACCGATTACGGAGGAAGTTTTGAATCATGCGTAGTAACAGATTGCTACCCTACGGAAATGGGAACAACGCTGTATTTCAATATAGCTAAGAACTAGGGAAATGGAAGATAATGCTAAAGTCTTGGAAGAAGGCAAAAAAAAGATGAGAAATATCATTGATGAATATTTGCTGGATAGAATAACAGAAATCGGAATCAGACTTCTGCAAGACGGAGTAGTATCAGCCAAGTACCATAATGTAACCGGAAATACTCTAACTTCATTAGCTGTTGGAATTTATTATAGAGGTGGATTATCTCGTATAATTACCGCCGTCGTGACACAAGGATTAAAAAATCCCACCCGCCCCAAGCTTAGCAGAGGAGACGGCATTGGCGTGATAATGGTCCAAAGTTACGAAAGTGGTAAGTTTATTCCCATAAAAAAATACAACTTGGTTGACACTAACGGGGAGTACGGTTTAACCACTTCTGTAAATTTCCTCAAAGCATATAAAACTCCAAGTGACGGCATAGGATTAGTGATGTGTACAGGTACGGAATATTCTAACTACTTGGAGTCAAAGAAGGGGTTAAATGTATTGTCAGATACATTTGATTACGCGGAAAGCATTGCTAAAATGACCTTTAAACCAATGAAATGATATGGGGTACGAACAGGATTTTAAATATAAAGACGCGCTTAAATCATTGTTTGACGCAGCAAAGACGGTAAGTGAGAATGTGTTCACAAATGACCGTCCCGCTGCTGTGCCTAAGCAAATGGATAATTTCATTGTGGTGTCATTGCCCGGCTTGTTGTCTTCCATGACCTATGGCAGCGGATTTGGAAATATCCGTACCTATTGCACCATTGAAGTGTATGTCAGACAGAAAAAGGGAGGTGCGGAAGATTTGGAACAAATGGACACTATTGTAGGAGATATTCTTTCCCTATTCCCCATCAGCGACAATTTCATAAGTGCCTCAAACCCCAAATTGACCTTGAAAGGAAATGACGGATTAGGGTTCAGCGCAACATTGATAAGGGCTGACCTTGTGATAAAGTAAACATAAAATAAAACGATTAAAACTATTTATTATGGCAATGAAAACAAAGCAGGAATTGAAAGATGTATTTAGCGGTCTTTCATCCATTATGTTAGTAAAGGGTGGCATTGCAAATTTTGCTACGGTAACTCCGGATTTTGATTTGCCCGTTACTGTAGATACCCTTTCCTTGTCCCAAGCAGAACCGACATTAAACCGTACAAAGGTACACGGTCTGCAAGCGGATTGGGCTGTTACCAGTACAGCAGGAGATATTACTTTCGCTGCTACCGTTCCAAGTGTAAGCAAGGAATTGGTAGAATATTTTCTTGGGAAAACCACTGAAATAGCGCAAGCGACTATCAACAACCAGCAATTCAAGGGATTCTCTGCTGTGCTAAACAGCAAGAAGCTGAACGTAGGATTTGCGCTTATAAGTGACGACGGAGAAAAATGTCTGCTTGTAAAAAGAATGGCCGTATACGCACGCCCCTTGTTTGAGAATGCGTCCACTACCCCATTCGCTTTTGCGCTCAGCGGAACTATTGAACTTGAAGATGGTGCTTCGTCCGGCTCCTCTTCCGAAGATAATATCGCTTTCTTGACAAAAAAAGCCGACTGACCGTAGCTCCAGCTTCCCTGTCTTTTACCAGCGCGGCAGATAATACAGGGAAAACCATTACCGCAACAACCAAGGAAAGCTCTGTCTCTGCTTCATCAACGGAAACATGGTGCAAAGCCTCGGTTAGCGGGAAAGTGGTGACGGTCAAAGTCGAAGAGAATAGCGGAGCAAAAAGGACTGCTACGGTCAGCGTATTCACCGCCAATGAGTTCAGTGCGGTAGAAGTTACCCAGGACGGTTCTTTGATTTAAAAATATGGCGGTGTGCGTTATTGCCGCCGCCTTCTCCTTTTTCACACATCACAATAACACAGCATGAACGATAAAACAATAAACCAACCTACCACAGCAGAGCAGAAAACGCTTGACGATGTACTGGAGAACAGCATAGATTATATTACGATAAGAGGAAAAAAGTTCGGTATAAAATGGCTGCACCGTGGAACAATACGAAAATTAACCCATGTCTTACATTCCTGCAAAAGTGAGGATGAAGTTACTGCCAAATGTGCCTCTCTCATTATTCTGAATAATTGGTGGAAGATAAGACTTTTCCATTGGATATATTGGCGTATGCTATGGAAAAAATACACAGACACAGAGTTAACCGATATTGTTGTTATCGGTAAAAAAAAAGTGGAATTGCAGAAACTGGAATACTTGAATGCTACCATGTTCTTGACCGGAATGAGAGACACGATAATGACGATGACGAGAAAGGAAGCAGAACGTATCCTTCAAGAACTTCGGCAGGAGCAGCATTTGCAAACGGAGAAAAACATCCGGAACTGACACGACCGTTAATTCTTCTTTGGGGAATGATTAATATCCCTAATTGGTATATGGACTGGGTATTGACCTGTGCTCAATACGAACTTCTGATGTGCGATGCTCCGATTGTAGTGTATGACAAAGCAGACACAGAACAAAAAACGCACACAGCCAAAGAAATGGAAGATTTAAAAAGGAAGTGGGAAGAAAAGAGAAAAGAGCGGGAAATGAAAGGGCAAAGACTTTCCCTCAATGATTTTATAGTAAACGGTATTAACGCTATCCCCCAAGATACAAAACAAGAATAAATATGGCAGACCTCGGAAATTTGAATTTTGGCGTTCACTTGAAAGATTATACAGAACAAGAGTACGAAGCTATCAAGAAAAAACTTGTGAATATGCACGTCACGACCAGTGCAAAGGTTGGATTAAAAGTAGATATAAAGGAGATTGAAGACAAGGTAGAAGCCTTGCTGAAAAACAAGACCTACAAGGTAAAGCTGGATGTAGATAGCGAAAGTATTAAAAAACTCAAGGAAGCTTTTAAAGGACATGGCGTTGATGCAAGCGAACTAAGAGCCATGAGGGGAGTTTCGCAGATAATCCGTGCAGATGCTTACGTTAACTCACAAAAAGCCCTTGAACAGCTTAGGATTGCCCGAATGCAGGCTGCAAAGGCTTCCGATACGCACAATGCGGCAATGAAGAGGACAAACACTACAATGTCTTCTCAATCACGGATAGCCGGGGAACTGAAAAATCAAATCGCCAATGTGTATTCCATATACACTTTAGAGCGTTTTGTAAGGGGATTATATACCATTGGCGGAGAGTTTCAGAAACAACGCATTGCCCTTACCTCCATTCTTGGAGACAGTATGAAGGCGGAAACCATATTCAACCGCATTAAGGATTTAGCGGTTGTCTCTCCGTTTCAGTTTAAAGAACTGGCTTCATACGCCAAACAATTGTCCGCATACAGCATCCCGTATGAAGAGCTTTACGATACGACCAAACGACTTGCCGACATTTCCGCAGGTGTGGGTGTCGATATGGGACGTATCATATTGGCGTACGGGCAGGTGCGCAGTGCAGCTTTTCTCCGTGGGCAGGAATTGAGGCAGTTTACCGAGGCTGGTATTCCGTTGGTGGACGAGTTGGCGAAACGGTTTACTAAGCTTACGGGAGTAGTGACATCTGCCGGAGATGTATTTGACAAAATCAGCCGGAAAGAGGTCAGCTTCGGCATGGTGAAAGATGTTCTTTGGGAGCTGACCGATGAAGGCGGCAAATTCTACAACATGCAGGAAGCTCTTGCAGAAAGCCTTGCTGGCAAATGGAGCAACTTGCAGGACGCATGGGATGTTATGATGGCTGACATTGCGGAAGGCAATAGCGGTGTACTTTCAGATAGTTTAGAGCTGCTTACTGATTTAATGAAACATTGGGAGGCTGTCGCAGATATACTTGGTATACTTGTAGGAATTTATGGCTCTTATAAAACGGCTGTGATAGCTGTAAATGTAGCACAAAAGTCTTCTTTTGCAATCAGTCAAATGCAAGCGTATTATACATGGTTAAACAAAGGAGTCAAAGTCACCAAAGCAGCCGCAGTAGCACAATGGGCACTTAACTCAGCAATGAAAGTCAATCCGTGGGTATTTTGGATAACCACATTAGGCGCTATAGTTACAACATTGACTGTATTCCAAGAAAAAGTTGAAACAGTTGCTGAAAAAACAAAAAAACTAAATATTGAGTTCTCAAAAAACATAGAGAAGATTAAAGAAGAGGAAAGTAAGGCTAAAGGATATATTTCTCGAATATTCGATAAAACAAACGGGATTGATGCTCAAAGAAGGGCATATCTAAACCTTCAAAAAATATATCCCTCTCTCTTTGAGAATATGAAATTTGAACAATTTCTTTTAGAAGGGGAATATCAAGCCATCCAAAAAGTGTTATCTGCATCAAAAGAAAGAGAAAAAGTCAAAAGCGCAGGGCTTGTAATCGGCGCGACCAATAATAGAAATGAAGCTCAAAGAGAACTTAACAGATTGAAATCTCGCAGAGAATATTATCAATCACTGGACGGGTATGAGAATGTCATAGAGTCCTTAGATGAAGATATAAAAAAACAAGAAGAGGTTTTATCGCAAGCTCAAAAAACACTGAATGACGCATTAGAAAATTATTCAACTTACAAGATAAAGAAAGATGACAAGAATTCTGCCTGGTTCAAGAAAGCGACCGAATTGTATGAAAAATTCGGTATAGAAAGGCTAAAGCCTGATGCAGAAGGTGGTCTGCAAAAATACATAGAAAATATAATCGGTGCTAATGAGGATGCGTCCTCTACTCTTAGCGAATGGACTAAAAAAGAGGGCGAATGGAATGAAGAAACTCGTAAAAGTATAGATAAAGCCAAGCTGTTAAAGAATGCTACAGATGAAATACTAAAAACATTCGGGCGTGTAACCAAAGAGACCCAAAACACGAAAGACCCTATTGCCGAACAATGGGAAGCCCGTACCGACCTCATAGATAAAGCCGTTTCCAGCTATGAGAAATGGAGAAAGATAGAAGGAGAAGAAGTCGCATCCCAAAGGGTGAAGGGCATTTCTGAATTTGCCCCTATCTTTGATAAGAACGGGGTCAATTTGGACTTAAAAGACCCAAGCAAGGCTTACAAATACATTCAAGGGCAGTTAGACCGAAGCAAAGAGAAGCAGGAAGATTTATACATTTCTCTTGGTGTCAAGATTGACAAGGCGGGAATTGACAGTGCGAAGAAAGAAGTAGATAATGCCTTAAAGGAGATAGAGAAGTACGTTTCCCAAACCGGAGAAAAGTGGGATTTATATAAGAAGCTATTCAATGCTTCCGGCAACAAATCTCTTTCCATGAATATCGCTTTCGGCGGAGAGGTCTCATTCAAAAGTGTAGTAGATGATTTGCGCAACCAACTTTCCAAAGCGCTTGAAAATACGGGAAGTAAATTCTCCGTTACAGATGTCCTTGCCATGAAAGAGGACGATGTAAAGAAGCAGTTTGGGGAAGGAGTAATTCTGAAACTATACCAATCAATCAACGAGGAAAGTAAGAAAATGCGTTCAGAAAGCCTTGAAAACCTTTTAGGCATGATTGAGGATTATAAAGATTATGCCCAAAAGATAAAGGATATTGAGCGTAATCTTCAAAAGGACTTGGCAGATATTGAAAGCCAAAGAGGGCAATTAGGCGAAGAAGCGACCGACAGGCTTATAGCACAAAGGAAAAAGAAAGCGAGCGAAGATGCTGCATCAACCAAATTTGAACAATTCAAGAGTTCGGAAGACTGGGCTAAGACCTTTGACGACCTTAACAGACTTTCTTCTGCAACTCTTAGCAGGCTAATCAAGAACCTGGAAGAGTTTAAAAATACGACCGGGCAAAGTCTAAAAGTCAACGAGTTTAAAGAGCTTGTCAATGTATTAAAAAAGCTACGTGACGAAAGTGAAAGCAGAAACCCTTTCAAGACATTATCAGACGGAATAAAAGAGTATGCGGAAGCCACTGAAAAACTGAAAAAGGCTCAAAAAGAACTTGGGTTTATCCAGGATGGAGGCAAAGTAACTACTGGTGTTTCTGAAATGAGCCATACAGAAACCAAGAAAACGGATGGCGGCTTATCTTATCAGACTAAAGTCGTCGATAAATTAACTCCTAAATTAAAAACATTAGCCGATGCGGAAAAGGAAGTCACTGATGCACAAGATAAACAAAATGAAGCTTCCGATAAAGTTCAAGTAGGCTTTGGAGATATTGTCGACATGGCTAATCTTCTTATCGGCACTTTGGGAGATTTAGGGTCAGCATTTGATGCCTTAGGGAATGACAGTATAGGAGACACTCTAAGCACTGTACAAGAAGTTGCGGGTGGATTATTGAATACAGCTCAAGGCGGAGCTACCCTTTTCGCTGGTATATCTTCCGGCAACCCGATGGCTATCATGCAAGGGGCTACGGGTGTAGTCAGCGGTATTACCGGAATAATAGGAAGCATAGCCAAAGCCCATGATAAGAAGCTGGATAAAGCAATCCAACGTTCGCAACTGGAAGTGAAAAAGCTTTCCAATGACTATAAGAACCTTCAATCTGTCATAGAACGGCAATTGGGTGCTGTTACCCAAAGCCAATCCAAAGAGATGATTGCAAATCTTCAAAAGCAACAAGAAGAGGTGCAAAAGCAAATGAAGGCGGAGCAAGACAAGAAAGATTCGGATGCTTCTAAAATAGAGGACTACAAGCAGCAGTATATCGAGTTAGGCGAGCAAATCAAGTATTTCTATGAAGATTTGGCAAGCGAACAATTCGGTATAGACTTAAAGGGATGGTCAGACCAAATATCAGAAGCGTTAGTCAATGCGTTCGCCAACGGAGAAGATGCAGCAAAGGCTTTTGATGATACGGTGGCTGATATAATGCGCAATGTCATAAAGGAGATGATTTCTCTGAATGTCATAAAACCTGCCATGAATAACCTAAAGGATTATCTATTTGGAGATAAGGGTATATTTACAGACAGTTCCGCCGGGGGTACAAATCTGACAGAACAAGAGTCAGCCGGACTAATGCAGCAACTTGGAAGCCTTCGAGGGACAATATCAGACTCAAAGAAAATATGGGATTATCTAAATGCTGCTGCAAAAAAAATGGGAATAAGCCTTGAAGAGACAAACGCTTCAAACACTCTTTCCAAAGGGATACAAGAAAACATTACAGAAGAAACCGCCAATATTTTAGCTTCTTACATAAACGGTATTCGTGCAGATGTAAGTGTAAAACGCGCTTTGCTTGAAAAGTGGGGAAACGAGATTCTTCCGAAATATAATGTTATAGCCGAACAACAACTTACTCAATTGAGGGCAATAGCCAATAATACGTTAAGAAGTGCCCAAAATACCGAAGCAAACGTTGCTTTAGTACAAGAAGTTAGAGATATGCTAAGTATAGTGATAGACAGAAGTGGAAGAAAAATTAAAATATAATACGTTATGAACGAAAAAGAATTAAGCAAAACATTACTGAACCAGGCTATTACGTTTGGTTTATGCCAACCGTGGCAACACGCATGGGGGAATCCTACCCAACAAGGATTAATTGACAAGTATCTGCATGGGATTGATTTTGCCATTAAGCATAATTACCCCACCAACACTTTCATAAAAGAACACTTCGACAAAGACCTTCTCCACAAGAATAATATTTTTGTGGATGAAGATGTGCAGAAACGCAACATGTCACAAATTTCTGTTTTGAACGGAAATTGTAAAGGTACTCTCCTATTTGATGGCTTTTCTGTATGTGATATTTACGTGCGCCATGACAGTGAAGTAACCATTGACTGTTCACAGTATTGCAAGGTATTCATTAACGTGTACGACCGGGCAAAAGTAAATGTTATCCAAAAGGATATAGCATCGGTATATGTTTACATTCATGGAGAAGATTGTATTGTGGAAACCGATGGGGATGTCATGCAAAGAAAAAGCCAGGCTTAATGTCTGGCTTACATTAATTCAAGCTAATAGCATTCCCGTGCAATTTAATATTCATATCAACTTCTTCTTTTGAAAAATCATACTCGTATTCAACTACTCCATAATTATACTTTTTATTGTTCTGCCCACCGGTAGAAAATACTTTCCCTTTATTGCAATATTCTTGCAAAACATGTTCTTTGGGCAAATGATGCTTGCTAAATATAGTTGTGCATGCAGTATCTATATCCTGTGACAAGTAATGGACCAGGTTTGTAGAAGTATCAGACGAATGATGTGGGATTTTCACGAAACGGCATTGCTCTAAATAAGCCGGATTTATAGCATCTATATGCCCATTCATCGTATCCCCACCAAAATATAGATAATACTCATCTATATTAATTATAAATGATATTGATAGTTCGTTCTTATTTACATTGTGTTTCCCTTTCTTCACATAGTTTGCTAAAATAGAAGATATAGGAGTAACAGCATTCACTGAAACAAAGACGTCCTTGTCGACTCCTGCAAATTTCAAACTTTTAATTTCATTATACCCCCTATCTGTTGCACTGATATTGGCAACAGTTCTCTTTTTTAATCTATTCAGATTAAAGACCTTATCAACAGCCCCTCGAAGTGTTTTATTATTTATTGTAATAATATCACTTGATTCGTTATAAAAATGCTCCGGCAGCAATATTTGTGTACTTTCCTTGCAATACTTCTTTATTAATGTATCAATATCTACAGAATGGTCTAAATCGGGATGCGTCCAGCATAACATCGAAACGGTACTAACCGAATAATGCCTTAATATTTCATCTGTAATATTCCGTTTATTGTATTTGAAACAGTCTATTACAATAGAATATTTTACAGGGCATCCCTTTTCACCGGTATCTATAAACAATATTACAATAGATTCTCCCTGATTTTTATATCCTATAATAAATATCTTTACGCGTAAAGTACCAGAGCTTGTAATCGGTATTTCTGTTTCACCACCCCTTAGCATTCTTACAAACCGTTATATTGACTCTCTTTTGATTATTATTAGAAGACATAGCCCTCGTCTGATTTCCTATTGACGTTTGAGCGGCCCAATCAATTCCTCCCCCATAAGAGGAATGATTACCCTTTATTTCAAAAGCTCTTGTAACACTAAATTCTATATTGGCAGATGAAGTTTTTGTTTTCATGATATAAGTCCTTTAGATAAAAAATTCTCTGTTACGCTCGCTCTAAACAACTTGAACAATTCATCGTTTATTTTATCTTTCAATAATGATTCTATTCCCTTTTTATCTGTTACTTCATTAAGTGGTACAAGGGATGAGTCAATATAGCCGTCCATATCTAAAATACATCTAATAGACCCGTTTTTAAAACGTTCTAATCCGCGAGTAAAATTAACTTTAATATTTGCGTCATTAGATATAAAGGCATCCGTATAAACTTTTTTTATAGGTTTTACATTGTCTATAATGTTCTTCTCCAAATCTTCCATAACCTCAAAAGTTTTATATGCTTCTTCCAATGAAGCATAGTCCTTGCCATCTATTTTTCTTATAGCCAACCTCTCTATTTGCACATAAGAATCATATTCTTTTAAGGTAGTTATGATGTCTGTAATAGAGTCAAGATAAGGGTCTATCGTATTATAAGAGTCGTTACATCCTATTGTAAAGCAAATAAAAGTAGAGCTTATATCCATAGATGAATTTTGCTTAGGCTCTATCTTGCAATCAAAAAAGCGATGAATATTGCCAGTCTCGTTTACCTCAAGAGGGATAAATCTATCCTCTATTGCTTTGGGATTTATTTGTAGATTAAAATTATTCGTCCTGACAAGACGATAACCCGCAAAAAGATTTTGGAACCATTCTAAGGATTTTAATTTCATTATAAAACCATTTAAGTCCGTTAGACTTGAATAGTCACACCTAATAATGATTTGCCTTAATAATGAAGACCTAAAATTTTTACGAGTATATACTTCCTTTGACATGATGTTTATTCTTTTGTGAGACAAAAATACTCCAAAATCTAAATACAAAATATTATTTTAATAATAATTCGCATGTTTAAGAACATTTTCTTAGCTATTTTCCCTATATTTGTATTATTATATATAAAGCACAAACATCATATTTGTTATGAATAAGATAATAAGCATAGACATTTATGACCGGGATGTAATGGTTCATTTTGGAGAAAAAAAGCACTTGAAGGCAAGAATATCAAAGATATTCGGGTGCGAGATGTCTTCCGAAATCGTTTCTATGATTAGTGGAGAAGAAAAGGGAAAAAGTTTTTTATTGCCTGGCGGACAAATGATTTTGTATATGCCAAATTTGCCGAAAGATATAAAAGGGTTGTCAATATTAGCGCACGAGATATTTCACATCGCCAACTTTACATTGGAAAAAGCAGGAATAAACTTAACCAGTGATAGTGACGAAGCTTATTCCTACTTAATTGAGTTTCTTACGAAAAAGATTTTAGCGATGCTGCCTATTTCTTTCTCTGACGATGTTCGGTCTGCGTAGTGTTTGGATGCCTTTTGGCATAGTTTTCTGTAACAAACCGTCCAGTTTTAGAACTTCTGTTAAGCTCCACGGTCTTTGTCTTTTGACTTTTTCCCATGCTTTCTCATATTTATAATATCGTGGCAATATTATCATAATCGGTATAACAAACGATATGCCACAAAACAAGAAAAGCGGAGAAACTCCGCTTGACTTAATGATTGCTTAACATTAAAAATTACTGTTTATAACTTCCATAAGCAGAAAAATAATGACCATCACATTCAAACTCCCACTTAAATCCTGGCTCATAAACATGTGATAATCTAAACTGTAAAATTCTTGTTTCTCCAGAAGATAAATATCCTAATTTCACCTCATCAGTAATCTCAATAGGAACACTACCGCTTCCAGTAGAAAAAACTTGAAACTTCGTAAGTTTTATAGTCTTTGAGCTATTGTTCTTTATGGCACATGACATAACGCCCGTATAATATCCCGAATTAATAATCAAAGAAGACGTAGGGAAATAAACATCCATCATACTTCCTAATGACACAATATAAACAGTACAGTTTGCCACATGTCCGCCATCTTCTGACGTTGCCGTAACTTGTACTCTTCCTGATGTATTCCCTAAAACCACTCCATTTTCATCAACCGGAGCAATCACAGGGTCGGATGAAGTCCATATCACATTCTTATTAGTTGCGTTTTCTGGTGTAAACACAACATTTAACTGTTTTTGTCCTCCAACTTCAATTTTATATGTAAGGTTATCAAAACTTATAGATTCCAATAAAATGGGTTCTACTGTCAGCTCACAAGTAGCCTCTAACCCTGTATTTCCCAAAATAGCCTTAACTATACATTTTCCAGGAGACATGGCAGATATACTATTGTCTTCATTAATCTTTGCAATATTTACATCAGAAATCTCCCATGCTATGTTTTCTTTTGTTGCATATGCAGGAGTGATTATTGATTCTATAGTAAAAACATCTCCCGCCCTTACATTTTTTTCATTTTCTTTCAAGGAAAAACCTTGTGCTACAACTGGATTAACCTTCACTTTGCATGTTGAAGTTATAGAAGATTCAAACCCTGCACGTGCTGTAATTGTAGCTTCTCCTGCCTTTAGCGCTGTTACAATAACCGAATTGTCTTTACCCGATTCTAAACTTGCAATTTCCGAATTATCTATTTCCCAAAAGACCAGTTTCTTCGTAGCCTCCTGAGGTTCAATAGAAGCATCCAAAATCAAACTTTGTTCTCCATTAAACACAATCTCTTCCTTATTTATAGATATACCAGTAGCTTCTATAGGCTCAACTGTCACATTGCACACAGCCTTTATTACTGCATTGTCAATATATAACAAATCCGTTATATCATCATCTCCAATCCAGGCATTTACTGTAAAGTTCCCTGGCTTCAAGGCTGTTAGTTTCCCGTGTGAATCTATTTTTGCTAAATGATTGTTTGCATTTACAGGATATATCCCCCAATTAATTTTAGGCAACTTTGCTTTAGAAGGAGAGCCTTTTACCGTAAATTGATAAGTTTCTCCGGGCTTCAAAGTCATATCCGACTTGTCTAAAAGTATAGATGTTACCATATCATCTTCATTCTCACAGGAGGATATAAGAACACAAAATAGAGAAAGTAGAAAAAATATTTTATTACTCATAAAGCATGTATTTAGTTAATTAATGTGTGGCAAAGTTAACAACTTTGTATTGGAGAACAATATATTATATACAGTTTTTTCACCTTTTTTGTTATATGTTATAAAGCATGTTTGGATATTACTATGCGCCCCTTTTGGATATATGGTTTATTTTCTATATATTCACATAATAACTTAGAAAACAAACGAAATTAATTAATTTTCTTATAAGAAGTTTGCTATTTCAAAGATAAGGGCTATCTTTGCGGTGCTTGATACAACATAATAACTCTTGGGCAAAATAAAGCGAACAAATTTTGTACAAGATATTGGGAAACCCTCTAAGGTGGCAGAAAGGAAACAATCTGCGACTTCTATGCCCTGCGTATGTTGTGTCAAGCACACCTACGGAGGGTTTCTTTTTATCATAATTCGTTATAATATGCTTGACACAACGAATGAGTTAATTCCAAATCAGAAAGGTATGACCTCTCTTCAAATAGCAGAGGTCACGGGTAAAAGGCATGATGCTATCTTACGAGACATCAGGAACTTACTCAAACAAGGAGTAGCTGCCCACAATTTTGTGGAGACCTCTTACACTGACAAATCTAATAGGCAAAGCCCTTGTTTTAATCTCACCCCTAAAGGTTGTCTTATTCTTGCATCAGGTTATGATGCGGTTCTGCGTGAAAGAATAATCAACCGTTTAGAATACCTCGAAAATGAGAAAAAAGTTATCAAGACTCCACAAACTTATCTTGAGGCATTGGAAGCGTTAGTAGCTTCTGAAAAGGAAAAGGAACAACTCCGTATTGAAACAGAGCAGCAACAAAAGCAAATCGAGCAGAAAGATGCAAAGATTACCAAACTCCAGCCTAAAGCCGACTTCGCCGAAGCTGCCTTCAAAGCAGAGGGCAAAGTAGACATAGGTCAAGCCGCAAAGATACTCAATCTCGGTTTTGGGAGGAACACCCTTTTCGGGAAGCTAAGGGATGCGGGCATATTCTTCAAAGACAGGAACGAGCCGAAACAAAAGTATATTGACGCAGGCTACTTTGAAATGACGCTGTTGCCGCCAATACGCAGAGACAACCACCCAGACATATTATGCCAAAAGGTGTTTTGCAAACCAAAAGGTCTTGCCTACATCAACCATCTATTTGGCGGAAAGCCTTCTGACAGAAAGATTTCGCCTATAAAATAGTATAGCACAACAACACATATTTGCGTAGTATTTAGTAAATTTGCAGAAAACGAGTAGGTTATGGAACGGATAAGGTTGTCAAAGGAAGAGAAACAAGCATTTCGGATTGTTGCAGAGTTTGGCGGAGAATGCCCGGCAACATACCCGAAGCATGTATTTACTGCTTCCATCCGTTCCATTGAGAGGAAAGGATTGGTGAAAGCCAATTATGTGGTTGGCGGTTATGTATGGAGTGTCAAACTCACCGAAGAGGGCAAGCACTATCTTGCCGTTAACCCCAACTTACACAATCCTATCAATTGGAATTTAATACTTGCCATTGTAGGCGTCCTTATATCTATCATAGCCTTATTCGTTAGCTGCATGAAAAAATACTAATCACGCTATTTTAATCATCCGGCAGTCGGTTCCAATGCCCGACAGCCACAACTATACCCAAAAATATATTGCCACGTAAACAAGCATAGATGCACGTTGAGGTTTCGACCAACGTTCACGTTATGATACCCCGCCAGTAATACGGCTGGCGGGCAGATGGCAGGAATAACGACTAAAACAAATATTCATCATGGAAGAAAAGATATATAACTTGCAGAAAGAGAACAAGCTCCTCAAACTTCAATTATTGCACTTATCCGAAGATATTGAACTGATGTACGAAAGGATGGAAAAACTTGAAAAGAAGCTCAAAGAGAAGCGGGTAAAGAACCCCTACATGAAAATCGTGTCACCCGAAAGGTAGTATTTATTGCAAATATAATGTAAGCCGGATAACTATATCAATTTTCTAATCTTTTACTTGATTATTTAGAAAATACACCATATATTTGCAGTATTGATAATACAAGCCAAAGAGCTGATTAACGGATATGCCGTTGATTGGCTCTTTTTGTTTTTACAACACAAACTCAAAATAACACATGGCAAAGCCTTACAGTATCTATTTTCAGAAAAGTAAGCTGGGGAGTCCTGCTATTGACACCAAATCCCAATGGGGGATTGTGTGCAAGGACTTCCCTTTTACTGTATATGGAGATATTAAGGATTTGCCCAAAAGGGACTGGATAGACCAAGACGGAGAAGACACCTTTTTCCCCGAAGAACTCTACGTGCAAGCCTATGATATAGAAGTAGAGTTTGCCTATAAAGGTGATATGGGAACAGCCAATGAAAAGATTGTCGCCTTCCTGGACTATCTGATAGGAAAAGACGGTTACGGAACAGAATTAAAAGTTTATGACACCTATACCCAAATAGGCAGACAGGGGGTTTATTTTAAATCTATAAAACCCGACCTTTTTGTCCGCAAGACGGATGAGGGAGATGTCGTAACTTTCAACATTACATTTCGGGTGACCGACCCTAAAACACAAATTATTCTTACGGTATAATGGGACGGTTTATAATATACAGCAAAGACGGGCAGACGCAACGATGTGTCGCTAACAAGTTAGAGTATAACGGGGAGTTCATGGGAGCTTGTTCCGTTAACATTACCGTTACGTCCCCCACTCCGATTAATTTTACAGTCGGGGACTATCTGATATACCGCGGAGAAAGATTTGAAATAAACTACGACCCTACTGAATTGAAGCAAGCCTCCAAAAATACATACGGAGAGGCTTTCAAATATGAGAACGTAGTTTTCAACTCTCTTGCAGATGAACTGACAAGATGCGAATTCCTGGACTATGTAAAAGAGGATAACTTAATTCACTACTCTTCCCTACCTACATTCAGTTTTTACGCTGAAAGCATAAATGCTCTCGCAGAAAGAATACAGGTGAACCTTGACCGTATCTATAAAGGAGAGCAAAAATGGACGGTTACAGTACATCCCGAATATGTTAATGAGGCTAACAAATCCATATCAATAAGCAGTATAAACGTTTGGGACGCACTCGCTTTGGTAAATAGCGAGTTTAAGGCAAACTTTATCATAAGGGGACGAACGATAACAATAGGTACTGCCGGAATTGCAGTAGGAAACATGTTCGGGTATGGAAAGGGGAAAGGGCTGTACTCCATACAAAAAACCGCAGATTCATCACAGAAGATAATTACCCGCCTAAGAGCATATGGTGGTACCAAAAACTTACCGTACAACTATTATACAACATATGGAAGTCCTATTGTCGAAGCTCCCATCGAGGATGTATCTTACGGATATGACCCTAATACACATTTGATAGACGGTGCTGTTGTGACGCTTCCTTTTTACATGAAATTCCTATCTGACACAGCATTGTATGATGTGACAATCAATGGGCACTCTTATAAAATGAGAAGAGGTAGCTTTCTTGGAAAATGCTACGTTTTGTTGAATAGCGAAGCCGACAAGGACAACGTCCGCATAGGCGCAAAGATGCGGATAGAAAAAGGCATTGAGACGGACAATGTTCCAAGAAAGTACAAAAGACCTTCTGGAGCATTAGTTCCCAATAATATGGCTGTTAAAAACTTGATGCTTCCTGATTTTCCGGAAAAGACACTTGACCCATACCTTGATAGTAAAAACATAGATATTATCGGAGTTCGGGAAGGTTCGGTTTTCTTTGACGGGAGTGATACTTCTTTACCGGAAATACATCCGTCTATGGAAGGAATGACAGCACAGCAGTTGAAAGACGCGGGAATAATCGTAAATGCTACCGGAGCGTTGGATGAAATCGCTTCCGATTCAGTGAATAAGGATAATACGCCAATTGCAGATGATGGTTACTTTGAAGAAGGGGAAACCATCCCACCGTTCAAAATATATCTCAAAGACATTGGATTTGACATAAACGATTACTTTACCGATGAAACTCCCACCATATCCATGAAAGGCGGAATGTGTGGTGGGCGTGAATTTGAAATACTTAGAGATGCAGACAAGCCCGTAAAACAAGGTGACATGTGGGTCTTGACATGCAACAGAGTCTATGATGAAGGTTTGAATCTTTATTTCCCATATAAGGATTTTACTATCAAGGCCGGAGATAAATTTGTGCTTTTGGGCATTGATATGCCGGATGTGTATATAAAAGCCGCTTCCCAAAGATTGCTAACAGCTTCCAAAGAATATCTTGCAAAAAATGATTATGTAAGATATACTTATGAGCCTAAAGTAGATGAAATATTTATGGCGCGTCACCCGGAACTGCATGACAGTATAAAGGAAGGTGATTTAATGTTGTTCGAGGATGAAGACTTAAACATCAACGGGAGCATTATTATTGACAGCCTTACAATAAAGGAAGGAGACGCTCTCATTCCAACGTATGATATTACCCTTCGCAATGACAAAGCGGTAGGAACTTTAGAAAAGATACAGAATCAGATAGACTCAATTGTAGGCGGGCAAGGCGGTGGAGGATTGACTACCCAACAAGTGGAATCAATCATTAAAGCCTTTGGAGAAAAGCTGTTTTTGAATAAAACCAAACCTGACCAAACCAGCTATTTAATAAAGTTCTTAGGTGGATTATTTTCAGACTACATCCAGTCCATGAACTTTTCTTCCGGTGCTCTCGGTGAAGGCTTTGTCATTAAAGTAGACAGCAAGACGGGTAAATCCTATATTGAAGTGGACGAACTATTTGTGCGTATTAAGGCGATGTTCTCCGAGTTGGAGATAAAGAAGCTTTCTTATGCAGGCGGAAACTACATGTTCACCGCTGCCGGAATGAAATGCGGAACGGTGGAAGAACACGAGGATTTTTGGCGTTGCTTTCTTTTGGTGGATGATGGAGAAACGGCTATCGAGAACCCGTTCAAGGAAGGTGACCAGATTCGTTTCCAAGACTTTAATATCAAACCGGGTGTCTACGAGAATGTGTCCAACCGTTACTATTGGCGCTTATGTGTAGGTGTTGGCGAGGATTATATAGACCTTAGCAAAACGGACTGTGATGCAAACAGCGACATACCGCAGGAAGGCGATAGCCTTGTACAACTCGGCAACAGAACAGACAAGAAGCGTCAGAACGCAATCACCTTGTCCGTGTATGGCGATGATGCACCGAGTATCCACCAGTATGCAGGAATAAATTCTTATTCTTTAGCAGGTAAGGAAGTGACGGTTATCAGTCCGCAAGGCAACAAGTTCATGGGAGACTTTATCTTGAAAACGGGAATAAACATTATGACCCAATTCAAGATATTGGAAGATTTGATTTACTCTGAAATTTCCAAAGTGCTTGACGAGGTGCAGGCAAAGGATAATTATCTGTACAATGCGGCATTTGCATCCAATACGAACGGTTGGGAGACAAAGAACGATGTTCGCTTCTTTACTGTGAACGGAAAGTTCTTATTGGTTAACGACAAGTTCTATTCCCGTAAGGACGCTATGGCTGCCATTATTAGAGACGGAGATAGAAACGTGCTTCGTATCCTTTCTTCCGGAATTAAACAGTCAAATGCGGATTTAGCCAATAAACCGACCTATGAGGAAGGGGAAGAACCGAAGAATTTCTTTATCTCTTTCCGGTATAAGGTAGCTACAGCCGGAACGCTGACAATAGGATTTCCCGGTCAGAACCTGCATTTCACCGAACGTATTGAACCGGGTGAGGAATACGCAATGAAGGAATATTCCGGCACATGGGACGGAACGGGCGATTTTGAGTTGAAGTTTACGGGGGATATATACATACATTCGCTGGCTCTTGCCGAAAACGCATTCGAGGATTTGTATACTAAATTGAGTTCCGAAATAAAGCAGACAGCGGAAAGTATCAGGTTGGAAGTAAAGGAGCTTTCTGAAAGTAATAATCAGAAGTTCTCACAGATTGAGCAGACAGCGGAAAACCTCAAATTGTCTGTTACAAAAATAGAGGAAGATGTAATGCAGTTGGGGCTGGACATCAATGGGGTTACCGATGAACTTAAATTATATGTCAAAAAAGACGGATTAGGTTCAGAAATCAATGTGGCACTTGATAATATTTCCGTGGTTTCCAAAAATATATACTTTACCGGAAATATATCCGCCAACGGGAATGTGTCTATTCAGGCAGACGGGACAATAAAGGCTATTGGTGGATATTTTGAAGGAGAGATAAATGCAAACAGCGGGGTGTTTAAAAATGTAAGAACTCCTAACAACTCTTTGGTGATAGACGAAAATGGGAATGTTAGCATTGTTGGCAAAATATCAACCGCTTCGTCAGGTACAAAAATAGAAATAAACCCAAATTCAAACAGCCTAAAATTTTATAATTCAAAAGGATATGATGTGGGTGGAATTTCATTCCTTGATAGTGGAGGCGGAGGTACTTCTGTTACTTACCCAAGATTAAAATTGGACAATATAGCAAGTGATGGCAACTTAACTGCGTCTACCACCCTTTTTGCAGGGTCATTGTCAATGATTTCAAATTTAAGTGGGTCAAGATACCAAGTGTCTCTTGGTATCGACGGACTTTCTTTTTATAAAGATGGAAGATTAACTAAATCATACCCAAGTTAATGAAAAAGATAAATTTTAAACAATTACTGATTGCTACGGACATTACCCGTAAGCATTGTGAAAATATAGATTGTAGAGAGAATTTTGCGAATGTATTATACCGGAACGGTAACGGTATCGCATCGCATGCACTCGCTTTGAAGATATACAACTCCAATGAAGAGACAGAGTATACCGATGAAGAAGTATCCTTGATACAAGAGCATGCAAATGCTTTTTGCAAACCTTTTTTTATTGACGCGCTCAATCGTGCTATCAACAATCAACCGGAAGAAGCAACCGATAAACAGGAATAATTATGGCTTGGACAGAACAGGATTATCAGGAAATAGTTGCCCGCCTTATGGCTAACTCCATAGGGGTTAATGAAGTACCGAATGCGGACAAAGCGGATGATGTAACGTCATTGCCTGCATTTAAACCTTCAGGAAGCGACAGTGAAGCTTCTGTGGTCAATTATCCTTTAGAATTTTTGAAAGGAGAACAAGGCGAGCCAGGTATACAAGGAGAACCTGGGAAATCATTTAAGGTAGCCGGCGAATACGCCACCCTTGAAGCCTTGAAATCCGCCGTTCCTGATGGTTCGGCAGTTGACGGGTTCATGGCCGTAGGTACGGAAGTTCCTTATGATTACTACGCATGGGTGAACGGTGAATGGATAAGCCAGGGGAAGATAGGCGGCATAGATGAAGCGCCAACTGATGGAAAGGCATACGGTCGTAAGAATGGGGATTGGGCGGAAGTTCCTGAAAAATCCGACGTCCTCACCAAGACCAACACTTCATCATTCACCCCTACGGGCGATTACCAGCCTGCAACGAAGAAGTATGTGGATGATAAACACATTATGCTTACGATTACAGATGAAGCTCATATACAGTTGATTTCAAATCAAGAAACTTCAGGAAATGATGCTGAAACTAAAATATCAATAGTTTTTGGTGATGTACATTCTTTTAAAGATATTGTTAAGAAACTATTAACTACAAATACTCTTTATTTAAGTTCTAACAATAAAGAGATATTTAAAATTGGAGTAAGTCAAGTTTATTGTAATGAAGATAATAATGCTTACGAATTAAGTTTTATATTTTGTTACTCCTCTATTAGCCCCAATGAAATAAATATTATTACAAAAAGAATATTTATAGCTCTTAATCAAAATTATACAAATTATTTTATAGTTCGTGATTTAGTTCAATCCGACAACCTCACCACCCTCACCAAGAAAACCGCTGCCGAGTACGAGGCTATTGGCTCTAAGGATGCCAATACAGCATATTGTGTAACCGATTAAAGGATAATGATTATGTTAAAAATAGGAGAATTGACCTCAGGACTATTTGCTGGAGATAAGCTGATTGCAGGCAAAGAATTTGATTGGAGCAAATTATATGATGCTTTAACCTATTTACCACCTACTGATACACAATATGGAACAAGAATGTTAATAATAGCCAATCTTAGTTCACACGATATTAGTCTATATAGAAGTGGACAATTAACTATTGTTGAAAGTGGTAAAATAGATTGGTATTCTAATGGTGTAGGTAGTAATATTGATTTTGATATACAAAATGAAAGCAACGGCCCTGTTAGATATTTAGAAATCTATAAATGTAGACTTGTAGGTAGTAGTGATTCGCAAATGGAAATTAATGAAAATATATGTCAACCTGGAAGTGCTATTCAAAGTTTTATTGCTGGCGATTTTGATGATTTAGATTATGTACTTTTTGTTTTTGATTATAATGAATAAATAAGATGATGTATATGAAAACAATCTACTACAACAGCAAATTAGCCAAACTTATCCTCTTTGGAGGCTACACAACTATAATGTTCTTCGGCTTCATCCTTACGAAGCTGAAAGAACTGTCCGAAACGACTATCCGTCATGAACGGATACATCAGAAACAGTTCTTCGAGTGTATGGAGATAGCGGCTATCCCGTCTGTATTGCTGGCGTTCTATGTCAGTGCGTGGTGGTTGCTCCTTATCCCGCTATTCTACTACATTATTTATTTGACAGAATGGTTTGTGAGCTTCGTGTACCACCTGTTTACAGACAACA